CAATCCTTATAAATTATTCTATAACCTTTATTACGAAGATACTCCTTATCAATTATTTGATGCTACTGAGTATGAGAATAAGATTGTTAAGGTGATTGTTCGTAAGAAATCAAAGCCCAAAGATTTTGAAAAGTTTATTGACAAACTTTATACTGTAGGTATTCAAGATCTTAAAATTGTTGAAAACTTTGATATTCAAGAAAATGAAGATTTTGAGATTGACGAAGAAGAAAATACAATGTCAATTCTAAATCGTTATATTGACGAATCTGAATTTGAGTTTGATAAGAACATCATCAAAGGCATTTTTCAAGATCTTTACAGGCAAGCTTGCGAAGTAGAGTAAATGTTTCTTCTTACACTCAAAGATAGAAAAGACGACGGTGCTTATGCCGTTCAAGATCAATATGGTCAGAAAGTTCTTTTCCTTTTTGAGGAAGAAGATGATGCTACTCGTTATGCCCTGATGCTAGAAGATCAAGAAGAAACTGAAATGGAAGTCGTTGAAGTTGACGACGCTCTTGCCATAAAGACTTGTAAGATGTATAATTACCGTTATGCTGTGATCACTCCCGACGATATTGTAATTCCTCCAAAAAATGTTAGTATTTCACAAGATTAGGTACAAGAATTTTCTGTCATCTGGTAACCAATTTACAGAAATTGACTTTGAAAAAAATCATACAAACTTAATCATCGGAACCAATGGTGCGGGTAAATCTACGGTTCTTGATGCTTTGACTTTTGGTTTATTCAATAAACCGTTCCGCAAGATTAACAAACCTCAGTTGGTCAATACAACCAATGAGAAGGATTGTTTGGTTGAGATTGAATTTACTGTAAATAATCGTGAATATTTGGTTCGTAGAGGAATTAAACCAAATGTTTTTGATATTGAGGTAAATGGAGTTTCTCTTCATAAAGAAGCAGATGACCGTGCGAATCAACGCATTCTGGAAGAGAATATTCTTAAGGTTAATTATAAGTCTTTCACTCAGATTGTGATTCTGGGTAGTAGTACTTTTGTGCCTTTTATGCAGTTGACTACGGCACATCGTCGTGAGGTCATTGAGGACTTGTTGGATATTCGCATCTTTTCCGCAATGAATAATATTATTAAAGATAAGATTCGTGAGAAAAAGGATCAGGTTAAATCTCTTGAACTTAAGAAGGAGAATCTTAAGGATAAGATGAAGATGCAACAGAGTTTCATTGAAGAACTTGAGAACCGTGGAAATGCCAATATTAATACCAACCAAGAAAAGATTACCAAGTTGGATGCTGAAGTTGGCATTTACATGACTGAGAATGCCAGAACAGAAGAAGATATTTTTAAGTTTACAAAGGAGCAAGAAGAAGTCGTTGGTGCCGGTGATAAGTTAGTAAAACTAAACAATCTGAAAGGTAAAATATCTCAAAAAGTAACTGCTATTACCAAAGAGCATAAGTTTTTTACTGAAAATACGGTCTGCCCTACATGTACCCAAGATATTGAAGAATCATTTCGGTTAAATAGAATTACAGACGCTCAAAATAAGGCAAAGGAACTCCAGAAAGGTTATCAAGACCTAGAGGAGACTATAAAATTAGAACAGGAGAGAGAGCGTCAATTCATCGCACTTTCAAAGGAGATTACGAAACTCAACCATGAGATTTCTCAAAACAATACTCGGATTGGACTCAACCAGAGACAAATCAGAGACCTTGAACATGAAATTCAAACTATTACCCAAAACCTTGCAAACAGAAATACTGAACATGAGAAGTTAGAAGAATTTCAAACCAATCTCCAAAAAACATTTGAAGACCTCTCAAAGAAAAAAGAAGAAATCGTTTATTACGATTTTGCCTATTCCTTACTCAAGGACGATGGCGTAAAGACGAAGATCATCAAGAAGTATCTTCCGTTCATAAATCAGCAGGTGAATCGTTACCTACAGATGATGGACTTCTATATTAATTTCCATCTGGATGAAGAATTTAACGAAACGGTAAAATCACCCATTCACGAAGACTTTTCTTATAGTTCATTCAGTGAGGGTGAGAAAATGAGAATTGACCTTGCCCTACTCTTCACTTGGAGAGAAGTTGCCCGAGTCAAAAACTCCGTCAATACCAATCTGCTGATTATGGATGAGGTATTTGATTCCTCACTTGATGGTTTCGGCACCGATGAGTTCCTCAAGATTATCCGTTACGTCATTAAGGACGCTAATATATTCGTGATTTCTCATAAGGCAGACCTCCATGACAAATTTGAAAGTGTCATAAGGTTTGAGAAAGTCAAAGGTTTTTCCCGTAGAATGTCTGCATCGCTACAAGACGAATGAAACTCCAATTTATTTTTTAGAAAAGTGTTTCTTTATAAATAGTTGTAACTTTTCTAAAAAACTAATGCCAAAAGGAGTACATAACGGACATCGTGGTGGAAATTATCAAAAACCACTAAAAGATAGATTTAATAATTCATATCAAAGAGGTGAATGTGAAGATGATTGTTGGATATGGACTGGAACTCAAAACGGGACACTTAAAAAAAGATATGGTGTTATCAGGGATAACTATAAGCAGAAAAAAGCGCATAGAGTTTCATATGAACTTTATAGAGGTGAAATCCCTGATGGGTTAGTTGTGAGGCACCTATGTGACAATAAACTTTGTGTCAACCCAAACCACCTTGAATTGGGAACCGTGTGCGATAATAATAGGGATAAGGTTGGAAAACACCTTTACATCCCAGTTCTTCCCGAAAAATACGAGGAAGCATTATTACTTTTAAAGGAGAAAGGTTATGTTAGTACCAAATAGGTATCACCACTCTAAAAAGGAGCAGAAGCGGAAACTAAAACCGCAAGCACTCCGACAAGCAAAAGCACGACTGAGCCACTTTAAAAAGCGGCACATGACCTCCCCCAAAAAGGGAGGTTCTTCTGTATTATACATTCATACGATTCAACTTAAATGACCGTCCGCCACGAAATCAAGTCCCAACTTGCTAAACTTCTTGCCACCGAAGACCTTGTGGTTGAGCACAAGAAGGTGGAGACTGCCTGCTTTAATGTTCATACCCGTGTGCTGACCCTGCCAATGTGGGAACGTGCCAGCAACACCGTCTATGACCTTCTGGTGGGGCACGAGGTCGGACACGCTCTCTATACACCTGATGAAGACTGGTTGAAGGAGCACAAGATTCCCCCACAGTTTGTGAATGTGGTAGAGGATGCCCGCATTGAGAAACTGATGAAGCGTCGTTACGCTGGTCTCGCCAAGACTTTCTATGCTGGTTATAAGGAACTTGCCGACGACGATTTCTTCCAGATTGGTGATGATAAACTGGAAACTTATAACCTTGCCGACCGTGCTAACCTGTGGTTCAAGATTGGAAACTATATTGATATTCCCATTGAGCGTGGTGAGGAAACTGAAATTATCAATCTGATTGCTGACACTGAAACCTTTGCTGATGTGCTCGTGGCAGCAGAGGCACTCTACAAGTATTGTAAGCACAAGCAACAGGAAGAGACCAAGATTTCTCTGGATAATCTTGAGTCTCATCAGAGGGGTGCTGATAATCAACCCGCTTCCGACTTCACTGACCAGCAGGAAGGTGAGAATGACCAACCCGAGTCTGATGGTTCTGAAGGTGCTCCCTCCTCCGATAAAACCACCCCAGAAATGGGTGATACCACTCAAGAACGGGGTGGCGAGAAGAATGAGGAACCTGAAGTGAAGACGATGGATTCTCTGGAAGAAGCACTCAAAGACCTTGTAAATAATGATGGATATGAGAATGTTTATATTGAACTACCCCAACTTGATTTGAAAAAGATTATTGTTCCTAACGATGAGATTCATAATCGTTGTCGGGAAGAGTGGAATGGTTGGTTGGAGCGTATGGAATACACTCACGAACTTATTTTTGGAACTGTTGATAGTCAGTTCAACCAGTTCAAGCGTTCGGCACAAAAAGAAGTTAACTATCTTGTGAAAGAGTTTGAGTGCCGTAAAGCAGCAGATTCGTATGTTCGTGCTTCTACTGCCCGCACAGGTGTTTTGGACTGCACCAAACTTCACACCTATAAGTACAATGAAGACCTGTTCCGTAAGGTAACTACACTTGCTGACGGTAAGAATCACGGTCTGGTGTTTGTTCTAGACTGGTCTGGTTCTATGGGAGATGTAATGTTGGATACTGTCAAGCAACTCTTCAACCTTGTGTGGTTCTGTAAAAAAGTTGCGATTCCTTTTGAGGTTTATGCCTTTACTTCCGACTATCCTTTGGTGACTTATGATGAGAATGGTAAAGCAAATCTGCGAGAACTTGCCTATAAGAAAAAAGATGGTCTGATTCAGGTTGGTGAATGGTTTTCAATGATGAACCTGCTTACCAGTAAGACCAATAGTAAGGTTCTTGATGAGCAGATGAAGAACCTGTTCCGTCTTGCTACTTCATTCCGTCGCTGGTCTCATAGTTCTTACAACATCCCCACTGGTTTGAGTTTGTCTGGAACCCCTTTGAATGAAGCACTCATTTCTCTTCATCAGATTCTGCCCAAGTTTCAGAAAGAGAATAAACTTCAGAAAGTTCAGTGTGTTGTTCTGACTGATGGTGAAGCGTGTATGGTCAAGTATCATCGTGAGGTTCAGCGTCACTGGGAAGATGGTCCTTTTATGGGTACTGCTCACATTGGACCTAATGCCTTCCTTCGTGATCGTAAAACTGGTAACACCTATTCCTGTGATGTAGAGTGGAGTGGTTTTACTGATATTCTGCTTCACAATCTTCGGGATAAGTTTACTGATATCAACTTCATCGGTATTCGTGTTCTTGAAGGTCGTGATGCTGGTAACTTTATTCGCCGTTATTGTGGATACTATGGTGATGAGTTTGTGAAGACGATGAGTGCTTGGAAGAAAGAAAAAGCATTCACTATCAAGAAGTCTGGTTATCATTCTTACTTCGGTCTTTCTGCCAATGCTCTTTCTCAGGATGCTGAGTTTGATGTTGCTGAAGATGCCACTAAGTCACAAATCAAATCTGCTTTTGTAAAGAGTTTGAAATCCAAGAAGATGAATAAAAAGATTCTTGGGGAGTTTGTAGAACTTGTTGCTTGATAAATAAATGAAAGAGTTCTATTAAGTCAATGAGTAGATTTTCAAACTTATTCCAAGAACCAACGCCAGATCCTGAAACCTTAGATGGTTATATTGAGGATGCTAGAGATGGTGATAATGATGGTATTGTTCAGGAGGGAACTCCATTTGAGAGACCAGTATCAGTCAAAGCAACTAAAAAAAGAACCAAGTAACCACTTTTCAAACTGTCACACGGGGCACTCAACTGCCCCTTTTTTATTGCTATAATAACTTCAGTTAAACAAAACGACCTAACTACATCATGCCTCGCAAGTCCTCTGTGAACGACGAACAACTGATTGCTTCTATTCAAGAACTTTATGGTTCTGAAATTACTTCTGGTGATCTGAAGGGTTTTTGTGCCTCTCGTGGTTTGAACTATCAGACTGTGACTCGTCGCCTTGAGCAATACAAGACTTCTCGTGGTCGCTGGAATCTTGAAGTGACTCCGACTGTTGTAAATAAAATGGAGCAGGCATATCAATCTCCTGCTGCTCTCCCTGCTGTGGAACAAAATCTTATTCCTGATAAAGATGATACCTTCGTCAAGTTTGGTAACTTTGGTGATATTAAAAAAATTATTCAGTCCCGTATCTTTTACCCTGCGTTTATCACGGGTCTGTCGGGTAACGGTAAAACGTTCTCGGTGGAGCAAGCGTGTTCTCAACTCAAGCGTGAACTGATCCGTGTAAACATTACGATTGAAACCGATGAAGATGACCTGATTGGCGGTTTCCGTCTTGTTGATGGTGCCACTGTTTGGCACAATGGTCCTGTCATTGAAGCACTCCAACGTGGGGCGGTCCTGCTCCTTGACGAGATTGACCTTGCCTCCAACAAAATCCTTTGTCTACAGTCCGTGCTTGAAGGAAAAGGTGTTTTCCTGAAAAAGATTGGTAAGTTTGTGAAACCTGCTGCTGGTTTCAATGTAATTGCCACTGCCAACACTAAGGGTAAAGGTTCTGATGATGGTCGCTTCATCGGCACCAATGTGCTCAACGAAGCATTCCTTGAGCGTTTTCCTGTGACTTTTGAGCAATCCTATCCTGCCCCTGCTACCGAACAGAAGATTCTGGAAGGCATCGCTCTGGACTTGGGTGTGGAAGACCGTGACTTCTGTAAGCGTCTGGTTGACTGGGCAGACATTATCCGTAAGACCTTCTATGACGGCGGCATTGAAGAAATTATCAGCACCCGCCGTCTGGTTCATATCATCCGTGCCTACAGCATCTTCCAAGACAAGGCAAAGGCAATCCAAGTGTGTGTGAATCGCTTTGACGATGAGACCAAACAATCCTTCCTGGAACTCTACGATAAAGTGGATGCTGACTTCCAAATGCCTTCTACTGGTCCTGAACTGACTGTAGAATATATTGACCAACCCGCCCCTTTCTGATATAATTGGGGGAGGTAAAAATGTGCCTTCCCTTTATGAGTGATTCAACCTTTACTATTACTATGTCTGAACCTAAAAATCATCTCTGGAAATACAACGAAGATAAAATCCTCAAAGATGTTGAGGATTATGTAACTAGCACTTATCATGGTCATTATTGTGGCGATGAATCTGGTTATGATGATATTCAAACAATTGAT